CATTCTCTGTATTTCTAGCCGCTGTAGTTCGCAGGTAATACATAGATTTGAGTTTGTTAGCTCCTGTCCAATGTACGTGATTAACGTACTCCAGATACTCATTGTGTACCTCCTGTGGTGCTGTAGCTGGCGGTGGCTCAAAGAACAAGTTCACTGACTGCGCTTGGCAGATGTACTTCTGTCTTTGGTAGGCGTGTTCGATAATCCACCTCTGGTCAAGTTCAGGTGCTGTTTTAAATACTTCCTTCTCTTCTTCCGTGAGTTTATCCAGCGTTTTAACAGAGCCTTCAGCAGCAGCAATATCTTTCCACGTTTGTTCGTTGTTAATACATTTCTTCTCAAGTAGCTCCTCCAAGTACTTATTCTTTACTTTGTATGAGCCTGTTAAAGTCTTGTGCGTAAATACGTTAGCCCTCGTAGGCTCAATACTAGGGCTTGTTCCACCACATATAATACTAGAACTAGCATTAGGGGCAATAGCAAGGAGATGGGAATTACGCAAGCCACTACCAACCATGTCAGGAGCCTCCCCACGGTCTCCAGCCAAACGCCGGGAAGCCATCGTAGCTCTGTCTTTGATTGCTTTAAATGCTCTATTGTTGAAGCTGGAGGCGTACATTCCTTCAAAAGGGATTCCATTACGTTGAAGGTAACTATGAAAACCCATCGCTCCAAGCCCAACCGCACGTTCTCTATAAGCGCTATAAGCGGCTTTTGTAAAGCCTTCTTTACTTTGTCTAACATAAGAAACAAATTCCTTTAGTTTTAAATCATGATGCCACGCATGTTGTCCACCAGTAGCATTGTCAATAAAGTGTTCAATGATGTTGTCCAGCATTGTCACTAGGTCATCAATAAACTGCTCGTTGTCCTTCCAATCATCAAAGTACTCTAGGTTAACACTGGACAAGCAACACACTGCTGTACGTGATTCACTGGTCGGTAAGGTAATCTCAGAGCATAGGTTACTCTGGCGTACCTTTAGTCCCATGTCCCTCTGTGGCTGCGGTAGAGCCTCATTACAGCGGTCTAGGTTAACAATGTAGGGTTCCCCTGTCTCTGCCCTAGTATGCACTAGCTGCCACCACAAGTCCCTTGCTGATACAGTCTTGATAGCTTGCTTAGACTTAGGGTCAATCAAACGCCACTGGTCATCGTTCTTAACGGCTGTAAGAAAGTCATCATCAATAGTAATACCGTTATGCAGATTAAGACACTTTCTATTAAGATCACCTCCAGTAGTTTTCCGCATGGCAATAAATTCTTCAACCTCTGGATGGCTAATGTCCATGTAAGCCGCATACGATCCTCGTCTAGTTACTCCTTGGTTGAAGGCCAGCATCTGACTATCAACTACGTGCATGAAAGGGATAGAGCCAGTAGACTGACTGCCGTTAGAAGTAGAAACGCCATTGCTTCTAACATCACCCCAATATCCACCCAAGCCTCCACCTCCACTTGCCAGCCAAATGTTTTCATCATAGTGGTCAGATAGGCCACGCCTTGAATCAGGAACATAATTAAGAAAACAGCTAATAGGGAGGCCACGAGTGGTTCCCCCGTTACTAAGTATAGGAGTGCTAAAGCCGAACCAACTCTTACTTGAGTAGTCGTAAAGTCGCTGTGCAAGATTGTAGTCAGTATGGCCTTGATACGTTGAACCAAAGACCGATGCTCTTGCGAAGGCTTCTTGTGCATGTGTCTCATCCTCCCAGAAATATCTGTCCTTCAGGGTCTCAAGAGAGAAAGTGTTTAGGTCTTGCTCTCTGTCGTAGTCAATCTGGATACCTAAGTAGTCCTGTACGCCTGTCTTATTTGTCACTAGGGTGCTCCAGCATATAACCAATCAAGCGTTCTTCATACCACCTAGCTTTGCGTAGGTCTTCCACAGGCTTACCTTTGTACCTAAACCGCCATTGATACTTGAGCGCATTACCACGTAGGTAACCAATGTACTCATCATGTGTAAGCATGCCCTTGATAGCGTCTATACACTCCATGCCACCATTGTTGTAGTGCTCTGGTTTGTGTACATTGTCATAACTTTCAATCATACGTTTCTCAGCAGGCTCACCGTACACAGGATGGTCATTAGGTTCATCATCGAGTGCGTCCATCCAAGCCCAATCTTTCTTTCTGTTTATTCTATCCCAATCTGCTGGGGTAGCGTTGTCAATACTCATCTTCTTCCTCACTCTCCTCTTGTTCTTCATCTACTTCTTCCTCAAAGAAAGCTAGACGGTTAATAAATTTATCTTCAAACCTGTCCAGTATTTCCTCAGACGTTATGTCCAAGGCTTCCATAAGGTCTTCAGCGTCATAGCGTTTAAGGATACGCTCTATTACTTCATCCATTGTTAGTGACATGATCTACATACTCATCAACTGTGTAAAACTCAAAGCCTTCCTTGTTGCACCACTGTCCCATTGTAATCTTAGAACCTTTGCGTACCTTCTTATTGGGGTCAGACAGTACAAAGATTAACTTGATGGGTGCAATACTATCACGTACTGATGTGTACTTCTGAGTATCCCCTGTCCTAAAGAACCCTTTGGTCTCTATGTAGTCGCCCGTCTTCTTGTCCACAAAATCTGGCTTGTACTTCCTGTGCATCACATATGGTACATCATATGGCTCATAGAGGTATCTGTTTTTAGGTACAGACTGTGCAAACTTCTTCTCAAGCCCTGACCTGTAGATACTAGCCCTACGTAATCTCTTGGACTTTAGGCTCATTAGCCACCTCCGTTAAGTAACGTGGCCCTGTAGAGTATAGGAAGGTACGTAGGTCTGGGTAACAAGCATGTTTAAAGTGACAGTAAGAGCAGCCCATAGCCAGCTTCATGTTACCGGACTTGCCGTCTGGCACTGTCTTGTGACATAGCTCCGGTGGCTCCTTTTTCTGTACCATCTCCTTTACGTGTATAATACGCTCTGTAATGTCCTTACTTAGAACCTCATATACAGGTGCTTGGGTGTCCTCTAGGTCATACTTTAGGTAAGTTAGGTGGCCGTTGGCTTTGTCCATAGCCAGCCAGCCTACCTTTGTCTCACCCTCAGACTTAGCGTATCCTTTGATTTGATCTATGTACCCAAATGGGTCATCAAATGCAAGTGTAGCATCTTTGAACTTCTTGAAGCCATAGGTACTGGCAGACTTAACGTCAGTCACTACACCATCAATTTTACAGTCCATGCTACCTGAGATACCTTCCACTGTTGCCTGTGCTTGCTCATGTGTTACTGTGTGCCCAGCTAGGCGTACAAACAGTAGCAACATTTCCTCAATCAGATGCCCGTACATAAACTTAACAAGCGTATGTGGCTGCATCTTTTCCTTTGGACCTACATTGTTGTAGTGGTTCCACAGGAATCTATCGGTCTTACCAATGTTGGACATGCGTAGCTTACGTGCATCAAACCTACCACGTTGAGTAAACTCCTTACGCATAAGGTCTTTACATGCTTCACCAAAGTCATCTATAATCTTCTCAGCGTCCACTGACCTGTCAGGTGACTTAAACTTAACAAGATCGTATATGTCATCTATTAGTGTGTTAGTTGTCTTCATTGAAGTATCCATCTAGTATTTCTTTAGCTACTGGAGCAGCTATTACAAACCATTCATTCTTGTTACCGTGTGTTTTCCTTAGTAACTCATGTACCTCACTCTCTGCTTTACGCCTATCGTCAGTGTCATAAGCCTTTATCAAGATGTAGTCCCTGTATGGGCTACCTGTCTGGAAGTGTTTTAGCCTGTCCTCTGCGTCCACTGCCATTCCTATCTTAACCCAGCTAGGGTAAGCAGGGCTGTACAGGATGTAAACCTGTCCTTGCTTTGCATTCTTGTAGTTATCTAAAGACTCAAAGGCTGCATCACCAAAGGACTTGTAATTTCCGGGTTTGTACAAAGGATGTTTGGAAGGTATATATTTACCATTGACATACATCCTTTGTTCGTTTCTCTTCTTTCTACAAGCCTGACAAAGATACGCTTTGTTTTTTTCATCGCTCTTTAGCCAGTTTACCCCTGACGCTAAACTTACACCACAATCAATACACTCCTTAGTGAGTCTCTGCCCAACTACTTCCAACTTTGTACTCTCCTGTGAGCTTACAGTTGAGTCCCAGTTCAATTCCTGCTGCTTCCAAGCAAGAGACTGCGAGCCTCCCGTACTTGTCTGCTTGGTCTTCTCTAACTTCTGCTTGTACTTCATCATGGATATTTCCTACAAAGTAATAATCTAACCCCCATAGTATAGCATACTCTTGTAACAAGCACAAGGCTTTTTTCATTACAATTGCACCTGCACTTTGGAGTAAAGTATTCAAGGCTGCGTGTTCTGACCTAATGTGTAGTTTCCTACCGTCTAAGCCACAGATGTAACCTTGGGCTGCTTCTGTTGTAGTTCCTGTTTTAAGAGTCGCGTATGCTGGGAGATTATGCATAAATCGTTTTCTAAGACGTTTACCAGCACTTGCACCTCCTCCTGCCACCGTACCAAGTTTTTCATCTCCAGCGCCGTACAGGAGTGCGTAGATGAAAGTCTTTGCTGAATCTCTTGATTCAAGTCCCGCAAGGTGCTGGTTAGCAGTATGGATGTCTCCGTTAATGACTTCATTAGTATAGTCCTTGTCGTTCATATAGTGGGCCAACATACGTAGCTCCAAGCCACTAGCGTCAAACCCTACAAGTTTATAG